TGCCGACCGGACACAATCCCGGCCCCACCTCGCGCAAAATCCTGAAATTTGGAGGGAAAATTGAGCCCTGTCACCGCAGGAACAACGACGGAAGCCTCCGAGCGCTTTTCGGCGGTCGCGCCATGACCCGGAAACGGTCGCCACGGCCGTCCCGCTGGCCCGCACGGGCGCCCGGCGGCGCCGGCCGACCCGATACCCTGCCGGCGAGCTCCCCGGCCCTCGTGGGCGATCCTCGGCCCGCGGACGAGCTCGAGGCCGGCGGGCTCGGCGCGCTCCTGCCGGACCCCGGCAACGCGAACCGGGGCACCGAGCGCGGCGCGGCCATGCTCGAGGACTCGCTGCGGCGCTACGGCGCCGGCCGCTCCGTCGTCGTGGACCGGCGGGGCGTCCTGATCGGCGGGAACAAGACGGCGGCGGCAGCGCTCGCGGCCGGGCTCACCCGCACCCGCGTGATCCAGACGGCCGGCGACGAGCTCGTCGTGGTGCAGCGCACCGACCTCGACCTCGAGGCCGACCCGCGGGCGCAGGAGCTCGCGATCGCCGACAACCGCGTGCAGCAGGTTTCGCTCGAGTGGGACCCGGCCGCGCTCGAGCGGCTCGCGGTGAGCGGCGCCGACCTCGAGCGGTTCTGGTCGACCTCCGAGCTCGCGGCGCTGCTCGAGCCGACGCGCGCGCGCGGCAGCGATCCGGGCGCCGACGTGGCGCGCGCGGGCGAGCTCCGGCGGAAGTGGGCGACGGCGCGCGGGCAACTCTGGACCCTCGGTCCGCACCGCGTGGTCTGCGGCGACGCGACGGTGCCCGAGGACGTGGCGAAGCTCCACGGCGGCGCGGTGCCGGCGCTGATCCTCACCGACCCGCCGTATTGCTCGGGCGGCTTCCAGGAGGCCGGCCGCTCGCGCGGCTCCGTCGGGACGGACGCGGAGATCCTCAAGCCGGTGCACAACGACACGCTCTCGACGCGCGGCTATCAGGCGCTGCTCAAGAGCGTCCTCGCGCACGCGCAGGCCTCGGCCGCGTACATCTTCACCGACTGGCGCATGTGGGTCTCGCTGTTCGACGTGGTCGAGTCCTCGGGCTACGGCGTGCGGAACATGCTGGTGTGGGACAAGGGCTCGCCGGGCATGGGCGTCGGCTGGCGCGCCCAGCACGAGCTCGTCCTGTTCGGGTCGCGCGTGCCGTTGACGTGGCGGCAGCCGGGGCACGAGGGCGTGGACCCGCAGCGCGCCGCCGGCAACGTGCTCGAGGTCGGCCGCTCGGGCAACGTGCACCATACCGTCGAGAAGCCGGTCGAGCTCCTCCGGCAGATCCTCCGCGTCACCGACTTCCTCGAGACGGTGTACGACCCGTTCCTCGGGTCCGGCTCGACGCTGATCGCGGGCGCGCAGGAAGGGCGCGCGGTGTTCGGGATGGAGCTCGACCCCGAGTACGTCGCCGTCACGCTCGAGCGCGCCGCGGGCCTCGGCCTCGAGCCGGTGCTGGTCGCGTGAGCCGCGCGATGACCGCGAGCCAATGCGCGGTGGTCTGTACGGTTCTCGGGGGCGTCGTGCCCGTCGTCGGCGCGGTCCTCTGGTGGCGCCGGCGCCGGAGGGGCGCGGGCTGATGGCGCTGACGATGGCGCCCGCAATCACCCTGCGCTCCGCGAACGCGTTCATCCGCGCGCACCACCGGCATCACAAGCCGGCGCGCGGCTGCCGCTTCGTGCTCGCGGCCACGGCGGACGGCCGGGTCGTGGGCGTCCTGATCGCCGGGCGCCCGGTCGCGCGCGGCGTCAACCCCGCGCAGGTCCTCGAGGTCACGCGATGCTGCACGGACGGCACGCCGAACGCGTGCTCGTTCCTCTACGGCGCCGCGGCGCGCATCGCGCGCGCGATGGGCTACCGGCGCATCCAGACCTATCTGCTCGCGGAGGAGTCCGGCGCGAGTCTGCGCGCGAGCGGCTGGCAGCGCGACGGCGACGTGAGCGGACGCCCGTGGGATCACTCGAGCGAGCGGCAACTGTTCTTGGACGGCACGACGCGCCGGCAGGATCAACCGACCTCCGCGAAGGCGCGGTGGGCGCGGGAGCTCGCGGCCTGATGGCCGGCAACTTCCGCAGCGGGCGCAAGCGGATCCCGACCGCGTTGCACGTGCTCCGCGGCACGCGCGCGCCGGGGCGCGCCCACGAGCCCGTCGGCCCGCCGGGCAAGCCGCAGCCGACCCCCGAGGTCGAGGCCGATCCGCTCGCGCTCGAGCACTGGACGGCGCTCGTGGACCGGCTCGCGCGCATGGCCGTGCTCACGCGCGCGCACCGCGAAGCGCTCGCCACGCTCTGTCACTTGCTGGCCGAACAGGACCGGACCATCGCGCACTACCGCGCGATGGGCTACCAGCCGTTCATCCGCGACCTGCACCGCGACGCGCAGGGCACCGTGCGCCGCGAAACGATCCGCCCGAACCCCCTGGCGCTTCGCGTCGTCCTGCTCGGCCGCGAGGTCCTGCGCGGCCTCGCCGAGTTTGGGCTGACGCCGAGCTCGCAATCGAGAGTGCATGCCGCCGACACGCCGCCGACCCGCGCGAGCCGCTACATCACGACGCCCGCCTGACGGCGCGAAAGCCGCCCGGCACGTCGTGGGATTCTTTCGCGATTGCCTGCGCCATACCAAAGGCGAGTGGGCCGGGCAGCCGTTCCGCGTCCTGCCGTGGCAGCGCGCGCTCATCGACGACCTGTTCGGCACGCTGCTCCCCGACGGCCGGCGCCAGTATCGGCGCGTCTACTGCGAGATTCCGAAGAAACAGGGCAAGAGCGCGTTTGCGGCCGGCATCGCGCTCTACCTGCTCCTCGGCGAGAACGAGCCCGAGGCGGAAATCTACTCGGCCGCGGTGGACCGCGAGCAGGCGCGCATCGTGTTCGCGCAGGCGCGGCGGATGGTCGAGACCTCGCCGGAGCTCGCGCGGCACGTCGAGGTGTTCTCGAATGCGCTCGTGCGGACCGCGACCGGCGGCTCCTACCGCGTGCTCTCCGCGGACGTGCCGACGAAACACGGCATCAACGCGCACGGCGTGATCTTCGACGAGCTCCACGCGTTGCCGAACCGCGAGCTCTGGGACGTCCTGCAAGGCGCGACCGCGGCGCGGCGGCAGCCGGTCACGCTCGCGATCACCACCGCCGGCTTCGACCGCGAGAGCATCGGCTGGGAGGAACACGACCGCGCGCAGCGGATTCTCGCCGGCACGGTCGAGGCGCCGGACGAGCTCGCGGTGATCTACGCGGCCGGCCCCGACGACGACTGGACCGACCCCGCGGTGTGGGCGAAGGCGAACCCGTCCCTCGGCGTGACGGTGCGCCCGGAGTTTCTCGAGGCCGAGTGCCGGCGCGCGCAGCTGTCGCCGGCCTACGAGAACACCTTCCGGCGCTACCACCTGAACCAATGGACCGAGCAGGTCTCGCGATGGCTCCCGCTCGACGCGTGGGCGACCTGCTCGGCCGCGGTGGACGACGCCGATCTCGAGGGCGCGCCATGCTACGCCGGCCTCGACCTCGGGCAGACCGAGGACTTCTCCGCGCTCGTCCTCGTGTTCGTCCTGCCCGACGGCCGGTGGGCCACGCGCACGCGCTACTGGCTGCCCGCGAAGGCGCTCGAGCGCTACCCGCACCGGCCGTACGCGGTCTGGCAGCGGCAGAACCGGCTGACGGTGCACGAGGGCGACACCACGACCTTCGACGCTGTCGGCGCCGACGTGCTCGAGGAGTGCCAGCGCTACGGCGTGCGCGAGCTCGCGTACGACAAGCGGTTCGCGACGCAGATCGCGCAGCGGCTCACGGGCGCCGGCATCGTCGCGGTGGACACGCCGCAAGGGTTCCAGCTGAACGAGCCGCTCCGCAAGCTCCTCGAGCTCGTCCTGGCCGGCAAGCTCGCGCACGGCGCCGACCCGGTCCTCGCGTGGATGGCCGGCAACATGGTCGTGCGCACCGGGACGCGCGGCGAGATTCGCCCGGCGAAGGACGCCGCGAAGGACAAGATCGACGGCATCGTCGCGCTCGCGATGGCGATCGACCGGGCGATCCGCAGTGACTCGCAGCCGCCGGAGGAAAGCGCGTATGCCGACCACGGACTCGTCACGGTCTGAGCGCGAGCGCTGGATGAAGCCGCGCGCGCTCGCCGAACGCGAAGGCGTGAACCGCACGACGGTGTGGCGGTGGGTCGAGAAGGGGCTGGTGGAGGCGCGGCGCCTCGACGCGCGGACGGGCGTCCGCGTTCGCGTGCGCGAGGCATGAGAGATGCGCGCGATGGGAGGATCCGGCTCCGGGCGCTCGCGGTCATCCACTTTCCGATGCGCCTCGGAGAGTACGACCGCGAGGACGAACGCGACGCCGGGCTCGCGCTCGAGCAGATCGGCCGAGCTATCGCGGCCGGTCAGAAACCCCCGACCGGCACGGTCATCGTGCCGTTTCAGGAAAGGACCGAGGTGAAAGTCTCAATCGACCTGAGCGGGCCGAACGGCAAGATGTGGGAGCTCGACATGCGGTACCACCGGCTGCCGGCCAACTATGCCGCCGAGGTGGCGACGGTCGCGTCGTCCTACGCCTACTACATCGAGAACCTCGCAGGCGAGGCCGGCACGGCGACGCCGGCCTACTCGGTCGCGTTCAAGTACGAGGCCGAGGGCGACGAGCTCGAGGGGCTCAGTGGCGAGCCCGCGAAGCTCTACAAGGGCAGCGCGCGCAAAGGCAATCTGCTCTACTCGCAAGCGGTCCAAGTGCAGGACGCCGGCATCGAGCTCTTGCAGAAACTCCAGACCGGCGCCCACATGGAGATCAAGAGCGGGCAGCGCAAGTAACCCCGCCGACACGGCGCGCGGGCGCACGCGCGCCGGCCGTTGCATCGCGTTGCATCGGGTTGCATGGCGTCGCGTCTGTAGGGTTCCACTTGGCGCGGCCGGCCGCGCTCCGCTATCGACGACGCGATGGATTGGTGGGGCCGCGAATGGTGGGGCGCGATCCTCGACTGGCTGCGGCCGGTGCGCACGCCGGCCGGCGCGCCGCCTTATCCCTCGTCGGCGGGATTCCCGTGGTGGCCCGGCAGCGGTGACGCGGGCGCCACCTACGCCGCGCTCTATCGCACGCAGCCGCACGTCCGCACCGTCGTCGAGTTCCTCGCCTCGCAACTCGGGCAGCTCGGGATCCAAGTCTTTCGCCGACTGAGCGACACCGACCGCGTCCGCGTCTCGGAGCACCCGCTCTCGCGGCTCCTGAAATCGCCGAACGAGGGCACGACGCGCTACGTGTTCATCTCGGAGATCATCCAGGACTGGGCCGTCTACGGCAATGCCTACGCGGTGAAGCTCCGGCGCCGCAACCGGCTCGAGCTCTACCGCGTGCCGCCGCTCTACATGCGGCCGGTCGGCGACCTGATCCCGCGCGCGTACACCTGGACCTTGCCGAACGGCGAGGTCCTCACGCTGCCCGCGTCCGAAGTGTTCCACCTGCGCGAATACAACCCCGAGGACCCGTGCGTCGGGCTCTCGCGCCTCGAGACGCTGCGGAAGCTCCTCGCCGAGGAGGCCGCGGCCGTCAACTACCGCGAGTGGTTCTGGAACAACGGCGCGAAGCTCGCCGGCTGGATCGGCCGCGCGAAGGACGCGCCGCGGTGGACGCCCGAGCAGCGCGCGGAGTTCCGCAACGAGTGGTCGCAATTCCAGGGGCCGCGCAACGCCGGCAAAACCGCCGTGCTCGAGGACGGGATGACGTTCAATCCCGTCACGGCGACGGCGCGCGAGTCCGAGCTCATCGCGGCGCGCAAGCTCTCGCGCGAGGAGGTGGCCGCCGCGTTTCACGTCCCGCCGGCCATGCTCGGCATCGTCGAGTCGCAGGGCTACGGGTCGCTCCGCGAGCAGCACAAGGCGCTCTACCAGGACACGCTCGGCCCGACCGTCTCACTCCTCGAGGGCGAGATCGAGCGGCAGCTGCTCGTCGAGTTCACCGACTCCGAGGACGTGTACGTGCAGATGAACATCGCGGAGAAGCTCCAGGGGTCGTTCGAGGAGGAGCAGGCCGCGCTCGCCGCGGCGGTCGGGTCGCCGTACATGACGCGCAACGAAGCGCGGGCGAGATTGAACCTGCCGCGCGTCAACGATCCCGCGTTCGACGTGCCGGTCACGCGCCTCGACATAGCCGAAGGCCAGAACGCGAAGAACGCTGCCGCCGCGGCGCCGCCTGCGCCGGCCCCGTCCGCGTCGTTCGTCGTGCTCGAGGGCGCGCAGCCGGCGGCGCGGCCGGCGCCCGTGGACCTGGACCCGCTCGCCGAGCGCATCGAGCGCGCGCTCCGCGTCCTGCCGGCCGAGCTCGCCGCGCGTCTGCCGGCGCCGGCCACGCCGACCGCGGTGACGCGCGCGCGCCGCGGCGCCGACGGCCGCATCGTCGGGTTCGACGAGTATGGCGCCGACGGCGCGCTGATCCGCCACCGCGCGCTCACGCGTGACGCCGAGGGCCGCGTGCTCGACCTCGAGGCCGTCGAGGACCCGGCGGCCTGATGCCGGGCGTCATTCCCGACGAGGGCGAGCTCCAAATGCTTGCGATCGCCACCGGCGTCGCCGCGGTCGAGGCGCTCGCGGTGCGCCTCTACACGAACGACAAGGTCCCGGCGCTCGCGGACACCGTCGCCGACTACACCGAGATGGCCGCGCACGGCTACACGCCGACGCTCGTGCCGGCCGGCGCGTGGACCGGCGCGCCCGCGCAGCCGGGCACGAACACGCCCGCGATCGCGCGCGCCGCGGTGCAGGAGTTCACGTTCCCCGACTCGACCGGCCCGCCGTCGGACGTGTACGGCTACTTCCTCGAGGGCGTGGACTCGGGCCGCTTGTGGGGCGCCGAGCGCTTCGGCGACGGCCCCTACCGCGTGCTCGGCACGCCGGGCGACCTCGTGCAAGTCACGCCCACGCTCAAGCTCCGCTCGGGCTACCCCTGATGCCGGTGCACCACCGGAAGGTTCCGGTCGGCGCCGCGGTGAGCTCACCGAACGGCGTCAACCTCGACGACTGGCGCGAGGCGCTCGTCGGCTCGGGCGGCGCCGATGGCCTGCCGCTCGTCCGGCTCGAGGCGCACCCCGACGGCATGGACTTCGCGAGCACGCCGGCCGCGGTCCGCGCCGCGCTCCAGACCTACTCGCGCGAGGAAACCGACACGGCGATCGACGAGGCGATCGCGGAGAACCCCGGCCCGGCCGGTCCTCCGGGGCCGGCCGGCCCGCAAGGTCCACCCGGCGCCACAGGGGCGCAGGGGCCGCAAGGCGACGCCGGACCGGCGGGGGCTGACGGATCACCCGGCCCGGCGGGGCCGGCCGGGCCTACGGGCGCCACAGGGGCGCAGGGGCCGGCTGGCGAGCCCGGTCTCGACGGCGCCGACGGCGCACCGGGACCGCAAGGCGACCCCGGCGCGCCGGGACCGACCGGGCCGGCCGGCGCGACGGGACCGGCGGGGCCGGGCGTGCCGGCCGGCGGCGCCGTCGGGGACGTGCTCACGAAGGCGAGCGGCGCCGACCTCGACACGACGTGGGCGACGCCCGCGAGCGGCGGCGCGGCCGTTTCGCAATCCGCGGTGTTCGCGACGCCGGGCGCGTTCTCGTGGACGCCGCCCGCGGGCGTCACGGGCGTCCGCGTGACGATGATCGGCGCGGGCGGCGGCGGCGGCGGCGGCGCGGGCGGGCGGACCTCGACGACGAACGGCGGCAGCTCTGGATCGAGTGGCGGTTCCGCGCAATCCATGATCGGCGTGCCGCACGCCGTGACGCCCGGTGTGCCGGTGTCCGGCTCGGTGGGCGCGGGCGGCACGGCCGGCGCTGGTGGCGTCGCGGGCACGACGACGAACCCCGCTGGCGGTGTGGGCGGCAACGGTGGAAATACGACCTTCGGCCCGTTCATCGCGCGCGGCGGCGGCGGCGCACAAGCGGGCGGGACCGCCGGCAGCGGCGGCGGCTTGGTCGGCCAGTCGTCGGGCGTCAACACGCGCGCGTCGCAAAGCCACGTGCTCGTGTGGGGCGGAGAGAGCGGAAATATACCCGGCTCAGGCGGGAGTGGCACCGCGGCGGGGACCGCGCCCGTCTCAACCGGCTACGGTGTCGGCACGTGGGCGGGCGGCACGATCGGCACGCCCGGCCCGAGCCACGCGAGCGGCGGCGGCGGGGGAGCGGGACCGGGCGGCGCCGCGACCTTGTGGGGGCCGGGCGGGGACGGCGGACACGGCGGCTCCGTCGGCAACGGCGTCACGCCGACGGCGGGCACAACGCCGACGGCATACGGCGCGGGCGGCGGCGGCGGCGGCGGCGGCGGCGGACACGCGTCGACGCCGCAAGCGGGCGCGGCGGGCGGCGCGGGCGGGCCGGGCATGGTTCTGGTCGAGTGGGTCGGGGCCGCAGCGTGAGAGACGCGAGTCCGGCGTTTCAACCCGACCGGCCCGGCGCGCCCGGCTTTCAGCTGGCCGAGGACCTCGGGTTCCAGACGCAGACGCCCGCGTGGGTCGGCGAGCTCGAGGCCGTCGTCACCCTCGACTCTCCGGTCGCGCACTTCTCCGGCGGCGCGCACGCGTACGTGGGCGAGCTCGAGGCGGTCGTCACGCTCGAGTCGCCGCACCGCTTCGTCGCGGGCACCCCGCCGTTCGTCGGCGCTGGGGGCGCGTGGATCTACCCGCTGCCGCGCCGCTACGCGTACGTGGGCGAGCTCGAGGCGGTCGTCACGCTCGAGTCGCCGCACCGCTTCGTCCGCGGCCGGCCGCGCCCGGTCCGCCGGCCGCGTCCGCTCCGGCGCATCGTCGTCGGCGCGCTCGCCGGCCGCGGCCTCGAGCTCGAGGCCGTCGTGCGCCACCGCGACGGCCTGCGCGACGTGATCCTGCCCGACGACGCCGAGGCGCTCGAGCTCCTCGTGGGCCTCGTGACCGGCCTGCGCGCCGCGCTCGCGCCGACCGACGACGAGGAGGTCCTCGAGCTCCTCATGCCCGGAGGCCACCGATGACGCCGGACCTGCTCACCGGCCTGCTCGCCGAGGCGGCGCGCTACGCGCCGCCGCGGGTCGCCGGCCACGCGCAGTGGTCGCTCACCGCGAGCGCGGAGCGCGCGCCCGCGCACCTGTACCTGTACGACCCGATCGGCGCGCCGGGAATCGAGGCGCGGGACGTGGTCGAGAAGGTCCGCGAGCTCGGGCCGCGCCCGCTCACCGTGCATCTCAACTCGCCCGGTGGGGACGTGTTCGCCGGCTTGGCGATCTACAACACGCTCCGCGCGCACCCGGCGCCGGTCGACGTCCGGGTCGAAGGCCTCGCCGCGTCGATCGCCAGCATCATCGCGATGGCCGGCGCCACGCTCACGATGGCGCGCGCCTCGCTGCTCATGGTCCACGAGCCGCGCGCGGTCGTGATCGGCGACGCGCGCGACATGCGGCAGATGGCCGCGCTGCTCGACAAAGCCGGGGGCGTCATGGCCGACATCTACGCGTCCGGCCGGCGCGGCGACCTGCGCGAGCGCGTGCGCAGCTGGATGCGCGACGAGAAGTGGTGGACCGCGGCCGAGGCGCTCGAGGCGAAACTGATCGACGCGGTGGACGACCTGCCGGTGCCGGCCGACGCCGTCGAGGCGCGCGCGCGGTTCGAGCCGTTCCTGCTCGGCTACCGCAACCGGCCGGGCACCGAGGCGCCGGCCGCGGAGGAGGCGCCCAGCTCGAGCGCGCCGCGTCCGCCGCTCGAGCGCGAGCGCGCGCGGGTCCTCGCGCAAGGCTTCGACCTCCTCATGGGCCGCGCCGCGGCCGTGCTCGCCGAGGTCCAGGTCGCCGACCTCGAGCTCGAGGCCTTCGACCCGACGAAACACCCGCGGCACGACAAGGGCACCCGCGAGGGCGGCCGATTCCGCGAGAAGGACCGCGGCGCCGAGGGCGTGCCGTCCGTCGCCACCGAGGAGGACGCGCGCGCCACCGACGCCGCGACGCTGCCGGTGCATATCGAGCCCGGCGCCGGGGATTGGCTCGTTCGCCACGCGCTCGCCGAGGCCGGCCTGCCCGCGTCGCACTACGAGGACCTCGAGGCGATCAAGTTCGTCGAGGGCGGCTGGGACTACTCCGAGGATGCCGGCAACATCGCGGGCAAGTATGACCCGAAGGTCCGCACGATCTTCCTCGCGCTGAATAACAGGGGCGCCGCGAACAACATCGCCGTGTTCGGCGGCGGCACCGTGCTCCACGAAATCGGGCACCACGTCCACTTGGCGAAACTCACCGAGCCGGCCGCGGAGGAGTGGGCGCTCTACTCGCGGCGCGGCCAATCAGCGCGCATCAGCGCGTACGCGCGCACGAACCAAGGCGAGCACTTCGCCGAGGCCTACCGCGCCTACACGAAGGGGCCGGACACGCGTCGCAAGCTCAAGAACCTCGAGCCCGAGGCGTATAAGTTCATGGCGAAGGTCTGCCGCCCGAATAGTCCGGCGCTGCTCCCGCCGGGACAGCGCGCCGACATGTGGTACTGGGAGCGGCGGTACAACGCATGAGCGTCGCGGCCTTCGTCGAGGCGGCGCGCGCCGGTCGCGTGCCCGCGGGCGCGGGCGGGATGGACCCGCGCACGGGCGGGCTCGCCGACGGCACCGCGCCGCTCGACGCGGGCGACCTCGAGGCGCTCACCGCGGAGGCCTACAACCAGGACGTGCTCCCGGCCGACCTGCCGTGGGCGCGCGGCCTCGAGCTCGTCCGCGCCGGCCTCGAGGGGCGCGTCGAGGTCCTCGCCGCGTGGGACCTCGCCGCGTCGTTCGACGAGACCAAACACCCGCGCCACGGCAAGGGCGTGCGCGAGGGCGGACGGTTCCGCGAGAAGGACGACGCCGGCTCGAGCTCGAGCGAGGACCTCGCGAGCTCGGCGCCGATCCTCGAGGGCGTGAGCGACGCCGACATGGCCGACAACGCCGAGCGGATGGTCGAGGACGACCGGCCTTACATCGACGCCGCGTCCGACGCGAGCGAGAAGGCCGCGGCCGCGGCCTACGACAAGCGGCTGGCCGAGGAGCTCGCGAAGCTCCGCGAGGAGCCGCTGGTGCACGCCACGAGTGCGGAAGCCGCCGCGATGATATGGGCCGACGACGGCGAGCTCCGGTCACGCATCGCGATGCAGGACGACATTGCCGAGGCCGAGGACGAGCTCCGCGACCTGATCCGCGAGCAGCTGCCGACCGTGACCGAGGAGCAGCTGGCGCGGCGCGACTTCCTCGAGGCCGTGGACATGGACCTGCTCGCGGGCGCCGACGCGGACCCGGAGGTCTGGCCGCGGATTCAGGGCCTGCAGCGCGTCATGTCCGGCACCACGTTCCCCGAGGACGAGAAGCTCGGTCTCGACCGCTTCGTGTTCTTTCACCACGGTCGGACCTCGGCGCAGTACGGGACGACCGACATCCTCGTGGACAACGCGCAGCTGAACCGCGCCGGGTTCTTCGCGACGCCGCGCGACATCGTGCTCTATGCGCGCGCGACCGGCGACAAGCTCGTGGGCCGCGCCTTCTCGCCGATCACCGTGCGGGACTACCGCGCCGACATGGTCAACGACGGCGGCTACTGGCAGGCCGCAGCGGCGGCGCGCGTGAACGTCGGCAGCGGCGTCGCTCCGGCGCTCGGGGCGGCAGGGTCGTTCGAGGTCAAGCTCCCGAACCGCGTCAACCGCAAGGCCATCCGCGGCTTCATTGCCGGCACGCTCGAGGACTACGACCGGCTCCTCGAGGCGGGCGTGCCCGAGCAGCGCGTCTACTACCTGCCGACCGATGCGCACAACTACACCGCGCGGTTCCGCATGGCCGCGCGGCACGGGCAGCTGCGCGGCGACTTCTCGACCTTCCCGAAGTACGACGAGCTCCCCGACGGCACGGAGCGCGACGAATGAACCCCGAGCCCGACGAGGCGCGGATCACCCGGCCGGAGCAGTACCTCGCGGCGCTCCGCGAGCTCAACGCGATCCTGCGCGCGAAGCCGCCGAAGGCCGCGCCGCCACCGGAGCCGCCTGCGGCTTCGCAACCCGCTCGAGACTGAGAGGAGGCCTGGATCATGACGACGCCGATCAAGACAGTGCAGGACGAGATGCGCGAGGCGAACGAGCGACTCCACGCCCTCGTCGCCACCGCGACGAAGGAGGACCGCGACTTCACCGCGGAGGAGTCCGCGGAGAAGGACGCCCTCGTCGCGAAGATGCAGGCGCTCGACGGCAAGCGGAAGCGCGGCGAGTCGTTCGCCGACCTGCTCCGCTCGGTCGGTGGCTTGCAGGCGCCGGCGCCCGCGGCGGCGGTCGTCATGCCGAACGGCACCGGCAAGCCGATGGTGCAGCCGGGGCCGGGCGTGAAGTCACTCGGCGCGCAATTCGTCGAGTCCGCGGTCTACGCGCAGCTGCGCAGCATGCCGCGCACCGGGACGTGGTCCACGCCCTCGGTGGACCTCGACGCGGCGGTCACAATCGACCCGCCGGGCACGCTGATCCCCGGCGGCACGCGCATCCTGCCGTTCCTGCCCTATCCCGCGGAGTGGGGCATCGCCGACCTGTTCGCGCCCGGCACGATGGACGGCGGCATGATTCAGTACCTCGAGGAAACCCTGTGGACGAACGCCGCGGCGGTCGTGCCGCCCGGTGGCGCGAAGCCGGAGAGCGAGAAGAAGTTCGCGCTGCGGCAGCAGGGCCTCGTGAAGATCGCGCACTGGATCCCCGTCGTCGACGAGTTCCTCGAGGACGTGGCCGGGCTGCGGTCCTTCATCGACGCGCAGATGATCAACGGCGTGGTGGAGAAGCTCCAGAACGAGCTCATCAACGGCGACGGCACCGGGGGCGACATCATGGGCCTCATCGCGCTGCCGAACAAGACGCCCACCATCGCGGCGGGCACCGATCCGGGCGCCGCGGTCGCGGCGCTCGCGGCGCAGCGCGCGAACATCTTCCAGACCTCGCGCCTCAAGCCGGACGCGGTCGTGATGTCGCCGCTGACGTGGGCCGGCGTGGCGGGCAGCATGACGGCCTCGGGCGGCTTTCTCGCGGGGCCGAACGTGTTCGCCGCGGGCGTGGAGCCGCGCGTGTGGGGCATGCGCGTGGTCGAGACGCAGGAGGTCGTGGACGGCACCGCGATCCTCGGCGCCTTCCGCATGGGCGGGCAGCTGTTCCGCAAGGGCGGGATCAGCGTGCAGGCCTCGAACGCGCACGCCGACTTCTTCATCAAGAACATGACGGCGATCCGCGCGGAGACGCGGGTCGCGCTCGCGATCTACCGGCCGCAGGCCTTCGGGCTCGTGACCGGGCTGCCGATCGCGGCGCTCACGCCGCCGGCCTAGTCCTCGCGCACCGGATCACCCGACGCGCGCGCCTCGGCGGGCTCGAGCTCGCCGGGGCGTGACGCGAACGAAAGGACGACGGGATGCCGGTCGCGCTCGCGGACCTGCTCGCCGACAACGCCCTCGTGAGTCTGGACGAGGCGAAGGCCTACTGCGGCATTACGCGCCCGACGGTCGCCGAGGACCTCGACCCCGAGGACCAGCGGCTCGTCGAGGCGATCAACGCCGTCTCGGCCTTCGTCGAGACGGACGTGCGCCCGATGCGCCGCAAGGTCGAGACGCTCCGGCTCCCGCCACCGCGCGGGCCGGTCCTCAAGCTCCTGCGCATCCCGCTCGACCCGCTCGAGCCGGTGGAGCTCGCGGTGAACGACGCGGTGAAAACGGTGTGGCGCTCCGAGGCCGACGGCCCGCGCGGCACCTTCGACGCGCTCGTGCACCGGAGTGTCCCGAGCTCGCGGTGGACGCCCGACGGCCTCGTGGTCCGCGGCGTTGGCGGCGCCCATGCCCACTGGCTCTACTGCGGCGACGGCTGTACGGGCTGGGGCATCGGCGTGGACCCGGAGCCGATCCTGCTGACCTACACGGGCGGCTGGGATTGCATTCCCGAGGACGGGAGCCCGAACAAACTGCCGGGCGACGTGCTCGTCGCGGTGAAAGACTCGGTGCGGGCGTGGTTCCGCAACCAGCAGCAGGGGACGAGCGACGTCGTGAGCATCGCGCAGCCGGGCGGCGGGCCGACGTTCGAGATCCCGCGGTGGATGCCGTACGGCGCCGGGCAGCTGCTCGCGCGGCACCGCCCGGTCGCGGTCCTCGGCTGATGCCGATCGAAATCGAGGTGACGGTGAGCCCCGGCCTCGGCCAGCCGGTGGACCTCACGCCCTACCTCGAGGCCGGCATGGGGCCGGCCGTGCGCGAGGTCAAGAGCTCGGCCGACGCCGCGCTCGAGCGGCTGTTCCGCCACCGCCCGCCCATCGACCGCGCGCACCATCGCGCCGGGCGCGCCGGCTACGGCCCGCTGCACGGGTCCCTCACGACCTACGCGTTCGCGGTCCAGGGCGACGGCGCGGTCGGGTTCGTCCGCACGAACGTCTACTACGCGCGCTTCCTCGAGCGCGGCGCGAAGGCGCACCCGCTCGCCGCGAGCCGCGGGCACGTGCTCCCGATCCTGCAAGCCGGCGGCGGCGGGCCGCACTTCCGGCCGCGCGCGAAACATCCGGGCGTCCGGCCGCGCTATTGGATGCGCGGCGCCGCCGCGGAGAACGTGCAGGACGTGATCGGCATCTTCACGCGCGAGGCCGAGCGGTGGGCCGCGGACGCGCAGGCCGGCATGACGGCCGGGATGCCGGGCTGATGGCCGAGGCGCCGCGGGAGCTCGCGCTGCGCGAGGTCGAGGCGATCCTGCTCACCATGCGGACCGGCCGGCGCTTTTGGGCCGAGCCCGGCATGAGCGACGCCGACGCGACCTACCCGAACCCGGTGACGGTGCAGCGCGTGTTCCGCGTGCCGGCGCAGGTCGCGGAGTTTCCGCGCCTGTGCATCCTCGACGCGTCCGGCTCGCGGCGCGAGTTCACCACCGGAGGCGTCGGGCGCTACGTGGACCACTTCCCGTTCATGGTCTACGGCTACGTGATCGGCAACGACCGCGTGACCCGCTCGCAATGGCTCGAGCGGCTCCGGTACGACGTGTTCCTCACGCTCGCGGCGGCGCCGATGCCGCGCGGCCACCTGCGCAACTTCGACTTCACCCGGCCGGACGAGACCGACCAGGGCGCCTCGGACCCTGTCGGCATCTTCGCGTGGCCGATCGAAGCGGTGCTGGACGATGAAATCGAGGCGGCCTAGTAGGCCGCGACGAGGGAGGCGAGACGCCGATGGCAATCACGGCCCCGCGGAAGGCGCTGCAGCAGGTCGTCATGAAGGTCGAGACCGCGTACGGCGAGGACGCGCTCGGGGGCGTGTACGTCCTCACCGACGTGATCCAGGCCGTCACGGACTCGGTCCGGTTCACGCCGCAGATCGAGGAGATCCCGAACCTCGCCACCGCGGGCGCGCTCGGGCGCATGCCGTCCGGCATCGGGCAGCGGCTCGGCACGATCGCCTTCGACCTGCTCATCCGCGGGATCGAGGACCCGGCCGGCTACGATGCGACGAAGTTCCCCGAGGCCGACCTGCCGCTGCGCGGCTGCGGCCTCGGGAGCTCCATCGTCGAGGGCGCGGGCCGGCTCTACGTGCCGACGGACAACCACGAGTCGCTCACGATCTACGTGGTGCAGGCGATCCCCGGCGGGGCGAGCGCGCGCGCGGCCGAGGTCGTCGGCTGTATGGGCAACGTGCGGGCCACCATGCGCGCGGCCGGCACCGGGCGCTTTCAGTTCTCGTTCCAGGGCACGCTCAACGGGTTCTTCGACATTCCCTACGTGCCGGCCGCGCTCAAGCCGCTGCCCGCGCTGCCGACGCTGCGCGAGGCCGGCCTGCTCCTCGGCGCGTGGGGACCGTGCGTCGATACGCTCGACTTCGACATGGGCAACCAGCTGCGCCGCGTGCCGTGCGCGAACGCGGTGAGCGGCTCGAGCGGCTTCATGATCGCGAACCGCGAGCCCGTGGTCGGCGCCGACCCGAACATGGACCTCGAGGCCGTGACCGGCCTCTGGGACAGCCTCGAGGACGCCGACCCGCTGCTCGCGGTCGGCTGGACCCTCGGCCAGAAACCCGGCAACAAGGTTTCGTGGCATGTCGCGGCCGACGACTCGCCGGGCGGGCAGATCATTCAGGACGAGTGGAGCGACCGCGACGGTGTCAGCGTGGACCGGCTGCGGATTCGCGCCACGTTGCGCGAGGGGCCGAACACCGACTTCGCCATCCTGTTCTCGTAGGAGGCGCCCATGCCCGACCCGTCCCGCGACCTGCTCACCTTCGCGCCGCGCCCGCAGCGCATCGCCTTCCTGATCGACGGCACCCGCGTGGAGACGGCGCTCTACTCGTTCCTCGACCTGCGCGGCGCGCAGGCGATCGAGGTCTGGCACCTCGAGGACGAGATGCGCGCCGCGCTCGAGGACTTCCCGCGCCGCGTGAAGTGCACGCAGGCCATCGTCCGCCTGCTCTGTCCCGAGCTCACCGACGAGCAGGTCGAGGCGCTCGCGCCCAATCAGCTGCTCGCGGCGATCGGCGCCTCGCACGGAGTCGCCGGCCCTTCTCGCGACGCCGGAGTCGAAGTGACGGCGAGCCCTTCACCTTCGGCGCCCTCTACCACCGACTCGCCACCCGCTATCACTGGCGACTCGCCGACATAAGCGCGATGACGCTGCGGCAGTTGCTGTTCTTCGACGGCCCGCCGCCGCGCCGGCCACGGGCGCCGCTGCCGCGGGAGATTGACGGCATCGCGGTCGAGGAGGACGCGTAGCGTGGCGACGGGCGGCAGCCGGCCAGTCATTGAGGCCGTGATCCGGGCGCGCGACGAGGCCTCCGCGGTGTTCGCGCAGGCGACGCGCAAGATGGCCGAGGACGGCACGAAGCTCGAGCAGGCCTTCACGAGCACGGCCCGCGGTGCGGGCTCGGCCGCGGACCTGATCGGTGGCGCCTTCGCGAAGTTCGGGCCAATCGTGGCGGTCGCGGCGACCGTCGGCGCCGAAGCGCTCGGCGCCTACATGCAATCGGTCGAGGAGGCCACGAAACAGCAGGTCGCGTTCAACGAGGCGCTCCGCGGGTTCAGCGCGACGCCGTTCGTCGCCGAGCTCAAAAAGGCCAACCGTGAGATCGAGGAGCACGCCGAGCGCTCGAAAAGCGTGGTGGGCACCCTCATCAACCTCTGGCAAGACGCTCGCATTCGCCCGCCGGGCGACACGCCCGAGGAGCGGCGCGACACGAACGCGCGCGAGGCCGCGATCCGGCAGCAACTCGAGGGCGAGCAGCGGCTCCGGCAATCTATGGCGCAGGCCGCGGCGATTGAGGAGCGGCGCCTCGAGACGGAGCGGCGGGCCGCGCTCGAGCAAGGTAACACCGCGGCGGCCGACGCCGCCGCCCGGCAGGTCGAGGAGGTCGCCGCGCGCCGGATGCAAGCGCAGCGCGACGCGCTCAACGCCGAGCGGCGCATGCGCGAGAGCACCTACCAGGAGCTCGGGCAACAGGTCCCGGCCGCGGTCAGTGCCGACCTCGAGCAGCGCGCCGCGAACCTCGAGGCGCAGGCCGACCAGCAGCGGCTCGAGCGGCAGCGGCGCAACGCCGAGCAGGTCCAGCGGTACGACGAGCAGGCCACGCAACGGCGCGAGCAGCAGAACCTCCGCATCCTCGAGTCGGAGCGCGCGCTCGAGCAGGCGCGCCTGCAAGCGGCCACGCGCCTCGAGCTCGCCGCGGCGCAGCGCACCGGGAATATCGAGCAGGCCTTCGCGGTCCAGCTGCGCGGCATCGCGGCGGTCCGCGACGCCGAGCTCCGCGCGATCGCCGAGGCCGCGGACGCGCGTGCGCGGATGGCCCGCGGGCCGGGCCGCGAGGACGAGGTCCTGGCGATCCGCCGGCAGGAGCAGGCGCAGGTCCAGCAAACGAACCTGCGCGCGGCCACCGAGGTTCTCCAGGCGCAGGAGCGGGCGGTGCAGGACCGCGACCGGCGTGCGCGCGAGCTCGAGGCGGCGCAGGCCGACGTCGAGGGTATCCGGCGCGAGCGGTTCCACCGCTTCACGCTGCCGGACCTCGAGCGCTCCGAGCGCGAGCTGCAGCGCTACCAGCTGGCGAACCCGCAGGCGGACACGACCGAGATGGAGCGCAATCTGTTCTACGCCCGGCAGGCCGCGAACGAGCAGCTGGAAGCCGAGCGGCAGCGCGATCGCGAGGCGCTCGACACGCGCGAGCAGAAGGCCGAGACCAAGGTCGCCGAGCTCTCGAAAGGGTTCGCGGAGGCGAACACGAACGCCGCGGCGCTCACCGAGAAGGTGAAGGAGCTCGGCGCCGCGCTCAAGGACCTCCAAGTCTCGCCCGGCTTCGCGCAGAAGCTTTCGCAGGACCTCGCCGACACGTTGCAATTCCTCAGCGCGAGGCAACCCTGATGCCGGTAGCGAAGCCGCGCGCGGCCGTGACCCTCGGGTCCCTCGAGCTCGTCGCCGAGCTCGGGCAGTACAAGCCGTTCGGCGAGGCCGCGCTCGGCGTGACCGTGTTCGATGGCGTCGAGGCTGTGACCATCCAGGACTTCGGCTATCGCATCGCGCGGCAGCGCGGGTCCCTGAGCTCGGGCGGCGGCACGAGCCCCGGCCTCGTGTCGGGCGCGACGCTCGCCGCGCTCGAGGCGATGCTGCGCGCGTGGGGCACGACGCAGGCGCTCGCCGACACCCTCGGCAACGCCGGCACCGTCAAGCCGATCGCGTTCACCCGCGGGTTCGAGTACCGCGTGCCCGGCGCGCAGGAGGTCCTCTACGGCTACACGCTGACGTGGCAATGGCTCACGCTCGCGACCCTCTACGGTGCGCCCTACACCGGGCGATAGGAGCGGCTCCGATGGCGCAAATGTCCAACTACCTCGAGGATCAGCTCCGGAATCATATCTTTCGCTCGGCGACGTTCCTCAAGCCGACCGCGCTTTACATCGCGCTGCACACCGCGGACCCGACCGACGCCGGCACCGGGGCCGAGGTCTCGGGCGGCGCGTACGCGCGCGTGCAACGCAATCCCGGCGACGCCAACTGGACCGCGGGCACGCCGACCGACGGCGCGACCGACAACGCCGCGGACGTCGTGTTCCCCGCCCCCACCGCGAATTGGGGCACCGCGACGCATTTCTCGTTCTGGGATGCACCGACCGGCGGCAACATGTTCTGCCACGCGCCGCTCACGACGCCGCGGACGATCAACGCCGGCGACCCCGCGCCGTCCTTCGCCGCGGGCGCGCTCGACGTCGCCTTCGCCTGATGGCGTTCCTCGTCACGCGGCGTGGCGCGCGCCCGTATTCGTACCGCGGCACCGGGGCGATCTTTGCGCAGCTGACGACCGGCGCGGGCAGCGCGAAGGGCGCGTGGACGGAGTTCTCAGCCGCGCTGCCCGTGGCGATCCGCACGCTTGACGTGCGCCTGCTCGGAGGCGAGACGGGCGTCTGGTATATCCTCGACATTGGGATCGGCGCCGCGGGCGCCGAGGTCGTGATCCTGCCGAACCTGCTCTTTCAGTCCTTCACCGACTTCGCGGCCGAGTGCCGCACCTTCCGCTTTCCGTATGCGCTGCCGGCGGGCACGCGACTCGCGATGCGCGGGCAGAACAACACCGGACTGAACAAGGCCGTACGCGCGGCGCTCATGGGGCACGCGGGCGGCACCGTCGCGGGCATGCAGCGCGGCATCACCTACGGCGTCAACCTCGCGACGAGTCTCGCGGTGAATATCGACCCCGGAGCCGTCGCGAACACGAAGGGCGCGTGGGTGCAGATGGCGGCAACGACGACCTACCCGATCCGGCACCTCACGCTCGCCGTCGTGCCCGTGTCGTCCGTCTCGTTCATGTCGTGGGCGCTCGACATTGGGATCGGCGCCGCGGGCGCCGAGGTTGTCCTCGTGCCCGACGTGACGGTGCACGCGGCGGACATTGGCCGCGCGATCGGCCCGACAGCGGAGTCCTTCGACGTGAACGTGCCCGCGGGCGTGCGGCTCGCGATCCGCGCCGCGTGCGAGAGCACGGCCAGTCCGGCGCGGGTCCTCGCCGCCGCGCTGACCGGGATGGGTTGAGGAGGAGCCGATGGCGCTGACTGCGGAGGCGAGCGGGACGCAGGCCGCCACGATCACCACCGAGCATGCGCTCCACACGAACACGGGCGCGAAATCGTTCCTGCTCGTCGTGGACCTGTCGGTCCTCGCTAACGGCGACGAGCTCGAGCTCCGGGCGAAGGCGAAGATCCTGCCCGGCGGCACGCGGAAACAGATGGACCTCGCCGTGTTCCAGCACGCGCAGGCCGATCCGGTGGCGATCTTCGGCCCCTATCCCTCGGCGCACGACCTCGAGTTCACCCTGAAACAGACCGCTGGAACGGGGCGCGCCTTCGACTGGGCGGTCTGGTCCGTCTGACGCCGCGGTCCCGTAGAGGGCGCCCGTGCCGCTATCCCTGACCCCGCAGGGCTACCTCCTCCTCAGCGGCGGTGGCCCGCCGAGCATCCCGCTCGCCGGCAGCGCGGTCCTCACGCTCACCGTGAGCGCGGCCGACCTCCGCATCCCGGCGAAGCTCGAGGGCGCCGCCGTCCTCACGCTCGTCGCCGGGCCGGCCCCGCTGTCCGTCCCGCCGGCTCAACTCGCCGGCAGCGCGGTCCTCACGCTCACCGCGACCGGGTCCCTCACGGCCGGCGCCGGAGCGCAGCTGGCCGGCGCCGCGCTCCTCGAGCTCGTCGCGCCGCCCGCCCCGCTCACCGTCACCGGCATCGGCACCGCGCTCACCGGCTCGGCCGTCCTCGAGCTCCTCGCCGGGCCGGCCCCGCTCACGACGTTCCCGGCGCAACTCGCCGGCCGGGCGCTCCTCGAGCTCCGGGCCACGGGCGCCCTCGTCAACTACCCGGAGCTCCGGCCGCTCCGGGCGGAGGCTGTCCAACGGCCTGTGGGGCGCGTGGAGGGGCCAGGAGGCGCTCCGCTGCCCGGTGTCCTACGGTTCACCCTCGAGAGCTCCCTGGACACGCCTGCGGACGGCTGGACGGCCGAGGTCGCGGGGGCCGCGCTCATGCTGGCGCCCGACGACGAGGCGCTCTACCGGCTGCCGGTCGGGTTCCTCGACGCGGCGGGTCACGAGGTCCTCGCGCAGCATGTCACGAGCGGGAGGATCCTCGACCGGCGCCTCGTCGGCCGGGCCACCGAGCGGCACACGTACGTGCGGGGCGTGGACGCCCTCGAGCGCACCTTCCGTATTCAGCGGCGCGCCCGCTACGTGCCGGCGGGCGCCGAGGTCGGCACCGTCCTAACGCTGCCGGACGTGCTCAACCCGATCCTCGCGGCGCGGCAGGCGCAACTCTCGAACCTGATGAACGTGTGGGAGCCCACGCCGGAGCTCCAAGCGCTCGCCGGGTTCCTGCGCAGCACCGTCTCGAGATTGGAGCGCGACATCCGCGACGCGAACGAGGCCGCGATCCCCGAGAAGGTCGGCGCGTGGACCGCGAAATCGATCGCGGCCGACCTGCTCGTCGGCACCGGCTTGACGCTCATATGGACCGCGCGGGATTACTCCATCAGCGTCCCGTTCGAGGCCGTCGGCACGCTCTACGAAGTATTGCGCCGGCTCGTGGAGCCGTGGAATCAGGCGCCGCCGCTCGGCGTGGACGTGACCGCGTACGGCACCGTCGTGTACGTGCGCCCGCGACTCCGGCACCCGGCCGCGGACCTCACGATGACGGTGGCCGAGTCGCGGCTGGTGGACCTCGAGCTCGGCAACCGGCGCCGCTTGCCCTACATCGGCGCCGTGGTCCTCGAGGGCCGCATCACGAGCGCGTCGGACGTGGCGCTGGACCCGAGCGACACCACCGTGTTCCCGCCCATCGGGCTGGTCGCGTCCTCCGAGCTCGAGGTCGACTACGCGACGGACACGCCGACCGGCCGCGTCGAGGGCACGCGCACCTTTCGGATGCCGGACCGGCTCCTCATCCGCGAGCTCGAGCGCGTCTACACCTACGCGCCCAACGGCGGTGTGTATCAAAGCGCGGAGACCGAAACGAACCTGACCTACGAGGATTCGCGCTACGGCCCGCAAGGGCCGACGAATCAACCGCTGCCGCTGGCGTCGGAGAAGTTCATTTCCACGCTGGTGAAACAGGGCGCCGAGCTCGTCCTCTGGCTCACGAGCATAGAGCGCATCGTCTGGAAGTACGACGTGTCGCGCCACCTGCTCTCGACGACGACGCGGATCTCGCGGTACTTCAACTCCGGCGGCTTGCTCGGCATGTTTGAAACCGATTCGATCGTCGAAACGTACGAGCGGCTGGTCGATGGGTGGACGCAGGTCAAGACCGTGCGCGATAAGTTCGACCCGAAGAACGGCCGGTACGTCGGCACGATGACCCTGCAGCAAACGGACCGCGCCGGGCTGCCACCTGGTGGCCCGCGTCCGCCGTTCAGTCTGTTCGGCGATCGCCTCGCGAACGATGCCGACTACGGCCCCGAGGCGCAGACGCCGGTCCGCGTCACCGCGACCATCTCGAGCGACCCGACCGCGGTGGCCGTCTCGTACGCGAACCCGAATCTCGCCGAGCCCGACCTGCACTTCATCCTCGAGCAGCTGCGCGCGGTCTCGGGCCTCGTCGAGTATCCGCTGCGCGGCACCGGCCCCGCGCTGCCGGACGTGATCAAAGGCTCGGCGGTCCACCTGACCGACTTCCTCGACGCGGACGGCACGCCGATCCCGCTCGAGCCGGCGCTCGTCCGCGGCATCGCGTTCGCCTACGAGGACACGCGCGACCGGAGCGCGTTCACCTGCGAGCTCGACGCCGTGTTCTATCGCGACGAGTGACCCGTGGCGAGCCTCTACGACGCGATCATGGAGTTGATCGAGCAGGCGCAGCGGCGCGGCGCGAGCGGCGGCGCCGCGGGCAGCGGCGCGAACCTCTACCAGCGGGGCACCGTCGTCGCCGTCAAGAGCGACGGCACGTACGACGTGAGCGTCAACGGCGCCACCATGAACGCGAACCCCGAGACCGACCTGCCGCTCACGCCGGGGCAGCCGGTGTGGGTGTCGCCGGTCCGCAACGGAAAGCCGCTGGTCCACGGGCCGCGGTAGAAGTCAATCCCTGTGCAGAAAAACCTGTGCGCACCGGCTCTGCACCGCGCGCTGCACACCTGAGATGGCCGACCCGTATTGGGAGCGGTTCTGCCGGCCGCTCGCGCAGCGCATCGTCGCGCTGATCGACGAGAAGGCCGGCAGCGCGCGCGCGCCGGCCGACGGCGCCACCTTCATCCTCGAGGAGCGCATCGAGGCCAAGCTCGGCGACGGCCGCTATCGGGTCGGTGGTGACGCGCTCCGCGCCAAGGGCAAGGCGTCGCTCGCCGTCGGGCAGCGCGTCCACGTCCTCTGGAAGCGCGGCGCGCGCGCGCTGATCCTCACGCATCAGTGGCGGCGCGCGCAGGGCGGCGCCGAGCACCTGATCGCGGGCGGGCTCGTCGAGGAGCTCTGGATCGCCGGCGCGGCCGGCGCGAAGGACGTGTGGTTCCGCAACGGGACGGTGGCCGGCGCGCTCGAGCTCCGTGAGCTCCTCGAGGCCGACCCCGAGCAGGTCTGGTGGGGCACGAACGACACCGCGTTCCTCGTCCGCTGCGGCCTCACGTTTCACACCTTCCGCTTCACGCGCGACCTGCCCGGCGCCGCGCTGTCCGAGGTCCCGGCCGCGGACCTCGTCCGCAGCGAACACCCGTGGGATGCGGCGCCGGTCCTCGCGCATCTCGGCTGGACCTTCACGCGCAAGCTCTCGACGCCGTCCTACCGGCAGACCTCCACGCGCGCCGACGAGCTCTACGCGCAGACGCTCGACCCGATGGCGATCCTCCTGCACCGGCTCGACACGGAGGTCGCGACCGCCGAGCCGACGCTGGTGCGCACCGTGACCGGCACGCACGCCGCGACGGTGGCGCTCACCGAGGACCTGTTCATCGCGAACCGCGCCGCCGTCGCCACCGCGATGCTCGACGAGGAGGACCGGCTCGTCCTCGGGCTGCGCCTCAACTTCGGCGTAGTGCCGGCGCCGGCTCCGGCCGCGACGCCGGTCGCCGGCCTACGCGGGCTGTCCTACTCGGAGTCCACCGACGACCCCGGCGGCACCGGGCAGCCGGAGGCCTACGACGGCCTGCACGCCGGCACGCTCGGCGGACCGCAGGAGCTCGTGTCGGGTCCGTGGGGCCGCGGGTCGATTGCGCCGGACGCGCCCGACCCGGACTGGCACGCGGCGGTCGTCAACGTCACCGACGGCGTCGTGCTCTGGCGCTCCTGGCTCGAGGCGCCGGAGTTTTCGCAAGTGTTCGCGAGCATCACCGCGGTCGGCGTCGTGTCGACGCAGGACACCACCGTGGATTCCGACTTCTCCGCGGACACGTACTCGAAACACGCGCTGTCGCCGAACCAGGGGATCGTCGCGAACATTAACCGGACGACCGCGGGCGGCTATCCCGACCTTGACCTCGGCACGCTCGAGGCCTTCGCCATGCTCGAGCTCAACATGGTGGACGTGGACGCCCTCGCCTTCCTCGAGCTCGACCCGCTGGCCGGCGCCGTCACCGAGGCGAACGTGCGCTACACGTTCGACGCGATCGCGAAGAACGGGACGGAGGAGATCACGAGCTATTGGAATGGCCCGCCGCAAGAGACCGTGACCGACTTTACGAGCTCCGTCCTCAAGGCCACGATCGGCGGCACGAATAGTTATCGCGCCGCGATGCTCGACCTGACGCCGCTGCATTTCCTTCCGCGCACGCACGACCTGATCCTGCTCGCGCGGCGCGAGGACTTCGCCTACTCGGGCGGGCAGACCGGCGCCGCGGTCTCGGTCTGGCGGGTCAACGTCGAGACGGGCGCCGCGGTCGCGCTGCAAGCGTGGACCGCCGAGGCGACGAACTTCTTCGACACGTCCGCGCGGGTCCTCGCGGCCTCGAGCTCCTACGTGCTCTGGCTGCGCACGCGTCCGACCTCGAGCTCGGCGGCAGTCTGGACGGTCTACCTGACGCACGCGGTGCCGGGCGAGGACTCCAAGGGGCAATCGGTCGTGCTCGAGGTCGCCGGCTCGAGGACGACGGCGCCGGCCGCGATCGCGGCGCTCCTCGCGGAGAACATCCAGGTCCTCTGGCCCGATGCCACGTACGCGCCCGTCGACGAGAAGCTCCTGCAGGCGTGGGACGAGGCCGGCGTGCCGACGCTCGAGAAGGGCGCGGAGTGGCCGGTGCGGGCGGACGTGCCCGAGGACGTGACCGCGCTCGCCGACTATCCCGCGGACGCGGCGCCGGCCCCGGCGCCCGCGGCGCCGCCATCCTGGCAGCTGATCGACAACCCGGATCTGCTCGCGCAGTACGGGCTCGAGGACACGCGCGGCGGCTAGTCGGGCGCGCTCGAGCCGGCGCGCCGGCCGGTCCGCATTTCCTCGGCACGCGCGCGCATCGCCATCTCGAACGTATGGCCGGCGCCCTCGTAGAGCACCGCGGCGGCTTCACCCTCGAGGCCGGCATCGTGGACGAGGTTGTCGAGGGCCAGCTTGAAGAAATTGTGGCAGGCCATCCAGCCGTCCACGTAGCGCACGCCCCCGCGCGCGGTGCCCAGGTCCCGCGCGTTCGCGTAGTCGTTCAGAATCTTCTCCCACGCGGCGCGCAGGTCCTCGAGCAGGTCGAATACCACCCGGCGATCGGCGACGCCGAAGGGCGCGTCCGGCTGGCCGGGGCTCATCATGAGGCGGGTCGGGCGTCGGGCGTCGAGAAGATCGCGGCGATGGACCCGCACGGGTCGCAACGCCAGACGGTGACATCGGCGCCAAGCTCGAGGCCGATCGCGCGGAAGCGCGCGAGCGTCGCGGTGACGTGCGGCGGGTCGCCGGGTTCGTCGTCAAAGCGGAAGCGGTTCACCACCGTCATGGCGTGGCCGGCTTCGCAGCGCTCCGTGTCAGGCATGCCGTGGGTCCTCCTCGTGCGGCGGCGCGCGCCGCGCGGCCTTGTCCACGGCCCGCGCCGGCTCGGCCTTGCGCCGCGGAGGATAGCGTCAAGCGCGCGTTCAAGTCCACCCGGTTTCGGCCGATTCGTTGCGCCGGACACCCGCGCGCCCGGCCGATACCGCCGCCCGGATGTCAGGAGAAACCCTGAGCGTCGGACTCGAATGACGCACCGCGGTTCAATGGCTGAAATTTTCGCGGGTTGACATCGTTCTGCAGTCCGCTGAGGCTTTGAGGCATCCATTGACGCTATTCGGAAGCCCGGCCCGTCCCTTCAACCGTCCGACTAAGTGCGGGAGACTATCGGTGAATCGTTCCCGTTTCCTCCGTGCGCCCTCGGTGTTGTCCGGGTCCCGGTCGTCGTTCAAGCCGAAGAAGTTTCACGACTGGCGCCGCAAGCTCGGGCTCGGGCAGAAAGAGATCGCGCGCCGGCTCCGCTACGCGGTGAGCTCCATCAGTCAGATCGAGAGCGGGAAACAGCGGCCGACCGCGCGCTTCCTCGAGCTCCTGCAGCGCGTGTACGGCGTGCGCCCGGAGACGTTTTTCAGCGCGTTCTTCAGCGCGCTGATGGCCGCGTCGCTCTTCCTCACGTTCGTGTGCCGCGAGTGTGCCCCATGGCTCTGGCTCCACCTGCCGCACTGAGCCCCGCGCAACGACGTCGCGCCGAGCGGGCGCGGACCGAGCGCACCCTGCTGCACGCGATCGCGATCGCCGCGGAGCGGCTCGTCGAGAACGTGCCCGGCGCAACGTGGGGCACGCTCGAGATCACGATCACGGCGTGGCGCGCGTGGGAGCGACGCGCCCGCCGTCGCGCATGAACCGCGCGGCCTGCGACCCGCCCGCGCTCCGGCCGCTCGAGCCGGACCGCCGGGCGCTCGTTCTCGCGCTCCGGTTCGAGGGCCGGCGCCTCGAGGGCGCCCGCGCCGAGGCCATCGTCCGCGTGTTCGACGCGCGCGATGAGGAGCGCTGGCACTACCTCACGCTGCCGCGGATCACGAAGGACGAGGCGCGGCACTCGCCGGCCGGGTTCGAGTGGGGCTACGCCGGCAGCGGGCCGGCCGAGCTCGCGCGCGCGATGCTCATGCGCGCGTTCCCCGGCGACCCGCCCGCGTGCGGCGTGCGGCACCCGGTGGTCTATCAGTGGTTCAAAGGCGCCGTCGTCCAGCGCTTGCCGCGCGCCGGCTGGACGCTCGAGGGCGCGGCGCTCCTCGAGTGGTACGACGCCGTGCGCGAGGCGTAAACCTCGGTGGCGGGACGCGAAAAAGGTGAAGGCCGGGCGCGCGAACGCCCGGCCTTCGGCAGTCACTTGCGCGACCGCCACCCCCATGAGAGAGGCGAGTGCTACGATAGCGCCGCTTCGGGACGGAGGTCAACGTGACGACGGAGAAGGACAAGGGCACCGCGATGCCCGCGGGCGTGCTCCCGCGCATGGAGAAGTATCTGGCGGCGCGCGCGCACGCGATCGAGCGCGACCTCCCGCTCGACGGTGGGGCGTCGCCGTTGTGGGACGAGTACGAGCGAATCGCCGGCACGCTGACGGCGATCCGCTCGCAACTGTCGGGCGCCTACTTGGCGCGGGCGCGGCGGGCGTGAGGCGCGGGACGAGGCGCGGGGCGCCCGGTCGCGATGCGGTCCTGCAGGTCGCGGAGCCGATCGTTGCTCGCGGTCGCGTAGCGGTTCACCATCTTCGGCGACGCCCACCCGCCGAGCGCTTGGAGCTCGGGGAAGCTCGCGCCGTGCGCGAGCGCGACCATCGCGGCATGGTGGCGCAGGTCGTGGAACGTGTACCCCGGCTTCCCGATCCGCTGCATCGTGCGGTGCCAGACCTCCGAGACGTACTTCGGCGTATAGGGCTGGCCGGCGCTCCGGCCGGCGCGCCGCGGATGGCGCGCGAAGATCACCGCGTGCTCATGCTGCGCCATGTGCTCGCGCAGGATCGCGACGGCGCGCGCGCCGAGCGGCACGACGCGCGGGCCGGCCTTCGCGCGGTGGAGGACGATGGTGCCGACGCGGAGGTCGACCTGCTCGCGCCGCAGCGTGCGAATCTCACCCTGGCGCATGAGCGTCACCGAGGCGAGCCGGGCCATCGTGCGGATGGGCTCGGGCGTCGCGAGGAAGGCGCGCTCGAGCTCGGCCTCGGTGTATTCGTGGTGCCGCGTCATGTCCAGCCGGGGCATGATGCCGCGCGGCAAATGGAAATCGGGCCGCGCGTGGCGGACGGCCGCGCGCAGGAGCCCCATGTGCGAGCCGATGCCGGACAACTTCTTGCCGGCGGCTTCGCGGCGCTGCCGGTACTCGGCGAAATGATCGGCGTCCACGAGCGCGACGGGCAGCGCGAGGAGCTCGGGGAAGCTCGCGCGCAGTGTGGCGATCGTCGTGGTGGCATCCCGCTCCATCGGCGGGCGCGCCAGCTGGTAGTCGCGGAGCGCGTCCTCGACGGTGGGCTCGCGCTCCCCGTCGGGCACCGCGGCAGCGTCGCGCGGCGCGATGCCGCCCGCGAGCCACTCCGCTTTCAGGGCGACGGCCTCGGCGAGCGTCGCGCAGAGACGCGCGCGGCGCGTGCCGGCGACTTGCAGCTGCACGAGGTAGCAGCGCGTGCCGTCGCGCTTCGTGTGCCGCCGGATGCCCGGCTCAATCGTCCCGCGCCATTCCTTCCGGTCTGCCTTGCTCTTGCTCATGGGGTTCGAGGCCTCCTCTGCCTCGGGTCCATGATAGCCCGGCCGTTTGCACTCGGGCCAGCGCTGTTTGCACTGAGCCCCCGTCTGACGGGTCGTAAGTGCGCGGATTCTCGTCGGCGAGACCCGAATCCGGCAACCTTGCACAAGACTTCCTGTCGTGCGAATCCGCATAGTTACGCGGCGCCGTTTGCAGTCTCGCCGTTTGCGTTTGCACTGAGCTCTCGAGGCGCGCGGCCGTGAGCGCGCCCGGCGAGGTCGGCCCGGTCGTGGCGTGCGCCGGCTGCGCGCGCGCGATCCGCTTCGTCACGACGACCGCCGGCCGGCAGATGCCGGTGGACGCGCCGCGCATCGCGGTCTGGATCGCGCCGACGCGCCCGCCGGGGCCGCTGCCGGCGTCCGTCACGCTGCTCAACCTCGAGGGCGTCGTGCGCCGGGGGTTCGCCACTGGCGAGCCCGGCGCCTTCGTCGAGGGCTACCGCCCGCATTGGATTGATTGCCCGGCGAGTCGCCGCTTCCGCTGATGCTGCCCACGATCCTGCTCGGCGATGCGCGCGCGCTGCCGCTCCGCGACGCCAGCGTCCATTGCGTCGTGACCTCGCCGCCGTACTGGGGGCTGCGGGACTACGGGATTCCACCGGGCGTCTGGGGCGGTGACCCGGCGTGCGCGCATACGTGGGGCGGAACAATCGCGGCGCGCGGAGAATCGTCGTGGGACACGTTCAACGCGTATCGTCGCGAGGGATTCAATAACAGATCGGCCGCCGGAAAGACGGCGACCATTGATCCCGACACGAAAGCGACGGGGCACGGCGCCTTCTGCCCGTGCGGCGCGTGGCGCGGCGTCCTCGGGCTCGAGCCCACGCCGGAGCTCTACGTCGCGCACCTCGTCGCCGTGTTCCGCGAGGTCTGGCGCGTCCTGAAGGACGACGGCACGGTCTGGCTGAACCTCGGCGATAGCTATGCAGGCACGTCGGTGGTCGGTCGGAATGACACGACGCCGGACGCACTCGCCCGCAGGGCCGCGGCGTACCACGCCGGCACAGGTAACGGATCGCGCGTAGGCGCATCAGGTGCGCGGCCACCCGTCGCCAATCTGAAGGCGAAGAATCTCGTCGGCATTCCCTGGCGCGTCGCCTTCGCGCTCCAGGCCGACGGCTGGTGGCTGCGCTCCGACATCATCTGGTCGAAGCCGAACCCGATGCCGGAGTCCGTCACCGATCGGCCGACGAAGGCGCACGAGTACCTGTTCCTGCTCGCGAGGGCCGAGCGCTACTACTACGACGCCGAGGCCGTGAAGGAGCGGAGCACGGAACGGCCGAGCGGTAACAGCACGCGCGTGCTCGGCCTCGAGCGCGGCGTGCCCGGCAACGGCGCGCACCGCGGCGCGAGCATTCCATACGTCCCGAACGGCACCGGCCGCAATCGGCGCAGCGTGTGGGAAATCCCCACGCAGCCGTACGCGGAGGCGCATTTCGCCACGTTCCCGGAGGCGCTCGTCGAGCCGTGCATCCTCGCCGGCTCGCCTGCCGGTGGCATCGTCCTGGACCCGTTCGCCGGCTCCGGCACCGTCGGCGAGGTCTGCGCGCGGCACGGACGCCGCTTCGTCGGCACCGACCTGAACCCGACCTACGCCAGCCTCGCCTGCGCGCGCACCGCGCAAGCCGGCCTGCTGTAAACCCGAGCCCCCATGAGAACCCCGGAGGTCCCGCCATGAGCGTTAGCGAAACGTCACCGGCCGAGCTCCTCGACACGCCCGCACCGAGGCCTCCGCGCCGCCGTCGCGAGGTCGCCGCGCTCGCGCACGCGCTCCACCGCAAGCTCGCCGCGGTCGAGACGGCGAAGGCGAAGGTCGCCGAGATCGAGGCCGAGGCGAAGAAGATCAAGGCCGAGCTCTCGCGGTGGATGGACGCGAACGTGCCCGGCGTCGCCGAGGAGCTCCGGCGCGAGCCGACCGCGGCGCCCGAGGAGCCGGCGCCGTGATATGGGCGTGGCCCGCCGAGCTCGAGGGCGTGCCCAAGACCATTCACGCTTTCGACCCGTGCGCCCGGTGCGGGACGGGCACCTGGGTCCACTACGGCGTGCCGCTCTGCTACTGGTGCGCGACCGGCGAGGCGCGGCCGGAGGAGCCGGCGCGCGTGGACCCGGTCACGGTGGACTTCACGCTCGAGGAGGCCGACACGCTGCGCGCGATCGCGTCCGAGCGCGGCAGCGTGAAGCGCGCGGCAGCCGTGCGCGATCGCAAGATCGACGAGACGCGGAGCGACTTCGACGTGGACTACATCGCGCTCCGCGTCTACTGCGGCACCGCGAAGTACCTCGCGGCGCCGATGGACCTGACGGTCTCGCGCCGCGGCAGCGCCGGCTACCTCTTGCGCACGCGCGCGCTCGTCGTGCTCACGCGCAGCAGCGTGCATCGCGCCGGCCTCCTGATCTTCAACTCACTCGCCGAGGTCAAGGGCGACGCCATCGTGTTCGGCGTGCCCGCGCTCGACCCGGCGGTGAGCCTCGTCGGCTGGATCGGCGCCGAGGAGTTTCGCGCCACTGCGGTCCGGCAGGACCTCGGCTATGGCGAACGTCTCCGCGTGTCCCAGGCGCAACTCCGCGGCCTGCCCGCGCTGCTCGAGCGCTCGAGGGCAGCGGCCGTGAACGCGCCCGCCGTCCGGTGCGCGACCGGACAACCCCCACGAGAAGTGCACCCGCACGGAGTAGGAGGCAACCGATGGGCACGATTCCTGTGATGATCAACGGCGTCATTTTCGACAAGGCGTGGAAATCGTCTCGCCCGGTCGTCCTCATGGGCGAGATGAATTACACGGACCTCGAGGTCGGCGGCGGGCCGATCTATCCCGCGCAGCCGCCCGGCATTTGGGGCGGCGGCAACGAGCCGTTTCCCACGCCACCGATTCAGCTGCCGCCGTGGGCCGGCGGATGGCAGCCGGGCATTTGGGGGCCGACGGACCCGCGCCCGACCCAGCCGATCTACTGGCCCGGCTTCCCGCACTGGCCGCCGCAGCCGATGCCGCCCGACCCGCCGGACCCCGGCACGCCGAAGCCGCCACCGCCCGATGGCGGTTGGGGCTGGCACCCCGAGTACGGCTGGGGCTACTTCCCGATGAAGGGCGGCAAGCCGCAGCCGCCGGGCGCCAGCGCGCCGGGCGCAGCGCAGCGGAAGTGACATGAGGCGGATCACGGCGCGCGCGCAGCGCTCGGCCTCGAGCTCGAGGCGCGCGCCGTGATCCCGTCCGGCTACGTCGAGTGGTGCGACGCGCATGAGCTCAACGCGTATCACCCGGAAACCTGGACCGACGCCGACCGCGCGATGTTCCGCGCGTGGCGCCTCGAGCGCTTCCGCGCGAAGTGGCGCTGGCTCCGCGATCGCGGCGACCTCGCGCTCCGCGTGGCAATGTGGCAGCGCGACCGCATGCTCGCCGACGTGCGCGCCGACCTCGACGCCGTCCTCGGCCCGGTGCCGACGCGCGCGTGGCGGACGTGCCCGTGCCATCGGCAGCGGTTCTACACCCCGACCATCACGCCACCGCCCGAGGAGGCGATCGACGACGACGACGTCGCCGTCTGGCGCGCGCGCGATCGCGCGGCGCGCATGACGACCTCGAGGCGCCTCGCGGTGGCGCTCGCATACCTGGACACGTTCCGACCGAAGGAGGACCCCCATGAGCGCACCGAATACGTCCACGCCGGCCCGCCGCGCGGCGCCCTCGAGTCTCGCTGGCCAGAAAGCGGGCCAGATTGAGACCGTCCGCGGGTACCTGCTCGCGCAGCAGAAACAGATCGAGATGGCGCTGCCCGCGTTTATGAACCCGCAGCGCTTCCTGCGCGCCGCGTTCACCGAGTTCTCGAAAACGCCGGACCTCTACAAGTGCACCACGCGCTCGCTGCTCGGCGCGCTGATTCAGTGCGCCCAGCTCGGGCTCGAGCCCGGCGTCCTCGGGCAGATCTACTTGGTGCCGTTCAAGAACCGGCGCCGCGGCACGGTCGAGGTCACGGTGATTCCCGGTTACCGCGGCCTGCTCGCGCTCGCGCGCCGGAGCGGCGACATCTCCACGATCCACGCGCGCCCGGTGTATGCGGGCGACGCGTTCACCTACTCCTACGGGCTCGACCCGAAGCTCGTGCACGAACCGTCGGAGGAGCCGCTCCGGTCATTCGTCGAGAAGGACGGCAAGCGGGTCGAGGTCCTGCGCGCGCTCACCCACGTCTACGCGGCGTGCCGCCTGCGCGACGGTGGCGTGCAATTCGAGGTCATGACCCGCGCCGACGTGGAGGCGCACCGCGACCGCTACGCGCACGTCACCGCGGAGTCGGCCTGGGCGACCAACTTCGACGAGATGGCGCTCAAGACCGTCCTGCGCCGGCTCTGCCGCCTGCTCCCGGCCTCGACGGAGCTCCAGCGCGCCGTCGCGCTCGACGCGCAGGTCCGGCACGGCGAGCCGCAGAACCTCGCGGCGCTCGTCATTCCCGACGGACACGAGGACGAGGACCTGGGCGAGGACCTCGAGGGCGACGCGGCCGGCGCCGACGCGGAGGCCTCGAGATCGAGAGCGGAGGCGCCGGCGCCCGCGAGCCCGGCCGCGCCGGACCCGTACCGCGAGGTCGGCATGCCGGAGTCCGCGCCGCCGAGCTCGAGCGCGCCCGCGCCGAAGCCGCCCGCGGACCCGCCGTTCGGCGCGGGCGTCGGTGTGAGCTCGAGCGCGCCACCGCCGACCGACGACACCGAGGTCCTGCTCGCGCGCTCGGCCGTCGTCGCCGCGATGGACCGGCTCAAGCTCTCGGGGCCGGAGCGCGCGCTCCTGATCCAGCAAAACGCGCACGTCGAGTCGCTCGGCGCCGCGTCCCTCGACGGCGTCAACGCCGTCCTCGACGCGCTCACGAAGATCGATGAACAGCGCAAGGCTCGCAAGGCGTAGGCGTGGGCCGGCTGGTCGAGAAGGAAACCGAGCTCGTGTCGTCGGCGATCGCCTACCTGCGCGCGCGGGGCGCGATCGCGTGGCGCAATCAGAGCGGCAGGATCCTCGGCGCCTACAAGGGCAAGCCGTGGGCGGTGAAGCTCGGGCAGCCGGGACTGCCGGACGTGTTCGCGGTGTTCGGGCCACCGCTGCGGCTCCTCGCCGTCGAGTGCAAGCGGGCCGGCGGGCGGCTCCGGCCTGCGCAGGCGCAGATGCTCGAGCAGCTGCGCGCGCGGGGCGTGCACGTCGTCGTCGCCTTCGACATGCGCGAGCTCGAGGCCGCGCTCCGCGAGATCTGACAGCGGAGGTCATAGCGATGGCCGATCAAAAGCGGTGGTTCAAGGTCTGGGCGTCGATACTGGCCGACCCGCACTTCGGCGAGCTCGAGCTCGAGGACGTGGGCCGGTGGGCGCTCCTCGGCGCCTACATGGCGATGCACGGCACCCACGGCACGCTCACCGTGCCGGGCGAGGGCCGGACGTTCTGTTCGGTCCTCCGCGTGACCGACCTCAAGGCCGCGCGGGCGGCGCTCGAGCGGCTCCCGAACGTTACGGTCGACGTGCGCGCAAACGTGCACGAAACGAGTGCGGAAACCGCGCGAAATGAGGAGGGCCAAAACCGTTACGGCGAGTTCACCGTAACGCTTCGCAACTGGCGAACATATCAGGACGATTCGACCGCGCGCGAGCGCATGAAAACGTTACGGTCTAAGAGGAGAGGAGAGGAGAGGAGACGAGATAAGAGGAGAAATACACCACTTCGTGGTGTAGAGGCGGCACCCGCCGACGGCGTTACGGCGCCGGACGAACACGGCGCGAGCAACGGCGCCGGCCCGCCGGCCTATCGCATCCCCGGCTCGGTCGTGGACGCCCTCGACCGCGCGCCCGTGCTCGGCAAGGTCCGGCACCTGCGCGAGCCGGCGTGGTGGCAGGCCGAGCTCCGCGCGAACGCCGGCATCGACCCCGGCGCGGAGGTCCTGAAAGCCGAAGCGCACCTCGCGACGCATCCCGGTCGCGCGATCACCGACCGCGGCCGGCAGCAATTCCTGCACAACTGGCTCAAGCGGGCCGAGCGGGTCGAGGCATGAACCGCCCGTGGGAGTGTCCCGACTGCCACACCGCGAACCTCGGCCGCTCGAGCTCCTGCGAGGTCTGCGGCTACGAGCGCGGCCGGCGCGGCGCCTCGAGCTCGAGCGGGTCGGAGCCGCCCGACCTGCGCTGCAGCTGGACCGAGGGCGAGCGGCGCTGCTGGATGCCGGGCGCCCTCGGCGTGAAGTCACCGCGGTGTACGTGGCACTCGTTCGCGCGGAGCGACCCGCGGGCCATGTCGAACCTCGAGGAGTTCGAGCGGTGGACGGCCGGCCTGCTCGAGGCGCGCTACTGCGCGGCGTGGACCCACTACCGCGTCGGCGACCTCTGGCAAGCGGTCCGCGGCGCGCAATCGCTCCCGCTGACGCCGGTCGCGTGCCTCGCGGGCGCCTGTCCGCACCGGCCGGCGCCAGCCGTCCTCGCCGACTGGCGCGGCGGCATCGCGGCCGCGTTCTCGAGCGCGTCGCTGCTCGCGCCACCGCGGCCACGCGTGCGCGGCGTCGCCACCGACCAGGATCCGCTCGGCCGCACTCCGGTGCCGGACGAGCCCGGCCCGCAACCCGTCAGCGCGCTACTGCCCGATGTCCCGGCCGCGGTGGCGCCGGAGGCCTCCGATGGCTGACCGCGTCCCGGTCGAGGTCCGCAACCTGTTCTTCGCGCCCGGCTTCCCGGCGCGCCTGCGCCTGATCGGCCTGCTCCGCGACTCCGACGACGCGCTGCTCGTCGAGGTCACCGAGGACCTGCAGGCGTCCGTCCTGCGCGAGTACCGCGGGCCGGAGCCGTCGGTCGACCGGCGCCATGACGCGGACTGCCCGCGGCTCATTGGCGCGCCGTTGTGCGCGTGCGCCTTCGGCCGACGGCCGGACGAGAGCATGGACGACCGGCAGCGGCGCGCGAACGAGGCCGCGCCGTGAAACGCGGGACGCGGCGCTGCATGGTCCACGTCCCGCTCGGGCCGCGGGCCGTGCTCGTCTGGCTCACGCGCGCCGGCCTGCTCGGGCCGATCCGCACGCTCCGGCAGATCGCGCTCGAGCTCGACGTGACCGTGCAGCGCGTCGCCGAGCTCGAGACGGCCGGCCGGCTGCAATTCATCCTGCCGCGCGCGGTCTGTCCCGCCTGCGCGCGCGAAGCCGACCGGCTCGAGGCCGCGGCCGAGGCCGTCGACGTGGTGTACGGGGCCGCATGAGTCGCGAGACGGCGACGCGCGCCTGCGATAACTGCGGCGCCGCGCGCGCGGCGCGCTGCTCGCGCTGCGACGCGCGGACGTGCCGCGACTGCGATCGGTGCCCCCGCTGCCGGGCGCCGGTCTGTTCGCCGTGCCTCGGGGCAGCGATCGACCCGCACGTTTGCGAGAGGAGGACGACCCCATGACCCCACTCGTCGCGTGGTTGCATGTCATCGCGCTCGTCGGCGCCCTCGTCGTGTTCGCGCTCGGCGCCGCGAACGTCCAGCCGTCCGTGCGCCCGAACCTCGTGGCGCTCGGGCTCGCGCTGCTCACCGTCGCGTTCATTCTCGCGGGCGCGCCGCCGCTCCGGCCGTGAGAGGAGGAACCGCGATGACCGACCACGTCCGCGTCCGTCTCGAGCCGGAGGAAATCGCCGAGCGCTCGCAGCAACTCGCGCAGGCCGTCCGCGCGCTCGTCGTGCTCGAGGAGGAGCACAAAGACGCGCGCACCGCGATGGCGCAGGAAAAGAAAGCGGCGCAGCGCCATGTCCGCGACCTCGCCGACGTCGTTCGGACCGGCGTCGAGGACCGGCCCGCGCAGCTGCACCTCGGCCTCGACGAGCCGACCCCGCCGGCCGGTGGAGCCGTGCCGTGAGCGAGGCGCCGCGGCCGTACGACCCGGAGTGCCGCGCGCTCGCGGAGCATTTCCTGGCCGATCGCCCGAAGCCGGTGCCCGCGGCCACCGTGGACAAGCTCGCGCGCCGCGTCCAGGCCACCGTCGAGGACTTCCTGGCCGTGCTCGACGCGGGAATCTTCCAGCCGTGACCCGGCGACGGTGCACGCATCTCGGGACGCGGTTGCGGTTCGTCGCGGCGCCGGACGGCGCGCCCGCGTTCCGTTGCGAGTGCGGCGCGCTCGTCCGCTTCGTCGGCCTCGAGGCCGTCGAGATTCTCGAGATGCTGTCGCACGGGACGCCGGCATGACGCCGGGCAACGGCGAGGTCGAGTTCCGCGTGCCGGCGCTCGGCGCCGTGCGGATCACCGGCCGCGACCTGATGCTCGCGGCGACGCTCGCGGTCCTCGGCGCCGCGGCGATCACGGTCCAGGTCGTGACGCTGCGCTCGTTCGCCGACGGCGTGCGCGCGGAGGTCCGGCGCGCCTCGGACGAGCGCGCGCGCATGCTCGGCCTGCTCACGCTGCGAACGTGCACCACGGAGTACCTCGAGGCCGCGCGCTCGGCCTACCCGCCGGCTGCCCGGCAGGACGTGGCGCGCCTATGGGGCGAGGTCTGTCTCTCGACCTCGCGCGGAGGACCGACGCCATGACGAGGACGCGGTCGAACCCGAACGAGGACGCGGTCGCGCGGCTCCGGCGCGAGCTCGCCGAGCACCTGCGCACGGCGACCCCGGCCGAGATCGACCGGACGTTGGATGCGATCGGCGACGCGCTCCGGCCTCGTGCGGGAGAGCGCGGCGTGCTCGTCGCCGTGGCCCTCGAGGGCGTGCGTGACGCGCTCCGGCGGGCCGACGCGAGCCGCCGGCGAGACGGGCGATGAAGCCGGTGGCGGTCGTCGTCGAACCCGGCTGCGGCTGCCGGCTCGAGCTCCGCAACGGGCGGTGGGTCCGCGCGGTGACCTGTCCGACCCTCGCGGCGTGCCGCGCGCGGCGCCTCGCCGAGACGGGCGACGCCGCGCTCGTGCGCCGGCTCACCGTGACGGCGACGCGGAGGCCGCCGCGGTGAGCCCGTGCGAGCCCGGCGTCATGGCCGCGGTCGCGCTCGGCGGGTTGCCGCTCCTCGCCACGTTCATCGTCGTGTTCTTCGGCGGGCTGTTCGTCGGCCTGTTCACGAGCTACTGATGGCGACGGCGCCGCCGAAGCCGTGCCGCGTGCCGCGGTGCCCGTCCCTCGTGACGCCGGACCGGCCGTGCCCGCGGCATCCGCGCACGTTCGGGCCGGGGCGCGGCGGCTCGACGCGGGCGTGGCGCAACCGGCGCGCCGCCGTCCTGCGCGAGCGGCCGTTCTGCGAAGACTGCGCGCTCGAGGGCGCGCCGCTCCGGCTGGCGACCGAAGTGGATCACGTCAAGCCGGTGAGCGAGGGCGGGACCGACGAGTGGGAGAACCTCCGGCCGTTGTGCAGCCGGCACCATGACGCGAAAACGGCGCGAGACCGGGCCGCGGCTCGAGCCCGATCCCGCGCCGTGGCGGGAGTCAGAACGTGGTGACGCCTACGCCGGGCGCGCCTCTCGCTGCCGCTGTATCTCGCGGCGCAGCGCTGCGGCGTGCTCGGGACAGATACCGTGGGACACGCCCGCGCCCTCGGCCGTGCGCATCAGGCTCGGCCGTCCTTCCTGCTCGCACCATGCGCAGTGGACCTGCATGGCTACCGCTCCGAGCTCGCGCGCTCGGCCTCGAGCTCGAGCGGCGCGATGTCCAGGTCGTAGCACTCGGCGCAGCCGGCGCAGACCGCAAGGCCGAGGCGGGTCGTCGAGGCGCAGGCCTCCTCGCAAACCTCGCAGAGCTCGCACGCGTTCGGTGGGTCGCCGCTTTCTCTCATGGGGCCGGGCCTCCTCTGCCCGGTGCCACGAGCATCCCTTGGTTCGCTCCCGCTTATCCACCGCTCGAATTGGCGCGCGACGCGCGCCCGGAAAGGACCTCCCCATGAGTGAGCAGGCGACCGATAGCGCGACCCCGACCGCAACCGCGACCGAGGCGCCGAAGTGCGGCGCGATCTTCGACGCCGGCATCAGGAATAGCCGCGACCTGATCCGCGGGCTCGGCGCGCTGATGGGCGACCTCGCGGCCTCGCGCGTGGTGCCGGCGCGCGCGAACGCGATCTGCAACGCGGCGGGCAAGATTCTTACCACCGTCCATCTCGAATACAAGTTCGGGGCGAGCGCGGACGGCGGCGCCGACGGTGTGCCGCAGTTCTCCCTCGAGCCGGGGCCGGCGCCGCGCCGGGCGATGCTCCGGCGGGGTGCGACGACGGGCCGGCCGCTCGAGGCGCCGCGCGCGCGGGCGACAACGCGCCGATGAGTCTGGCCGCGCTCCTCATCGCGCCGCGCCGCGGTCGTCCCGCGGGGGCGCTCGGCCCGCGCGTGACGCTCCGCTGCGCGCGTTGTGGCGCCGGGTTCGCCGTGACCCCGAGTCGCGCGCGATCGCGCCGGTTCTGCTCGGCCAGCTGCGCCGGCTACGCGCAGCCTGGAGTGCGGCGGCCAGTGCGCGCCCTCGATTGTCCCGAGTGCGGGGGGCGCTTCACGACGACGCGGCCGGAGCAGCGGTACTGCTCGCGCCGTTGCGCGGCAGCGGCCGGCGCTCGCGATCGCGTCCGGCCGCTGCCGCCGGAGCATCCGGTCTGCTACTGCGAGCGGTGTGGCAAGGCCTTCCGCGTGAAGCTCCGGGCGGGCTCTCATGCCGGGCGGTTCTGCGGCCGGCCATGCGCGGATGCGGCCAATCGCGCCGGCCTGATCGCTCGGCGTGCGCCTCGCCGCTCTGCCGCCGGCAGCTGCACGGCGATGCTGCGCGCGTTCGTCCGGCGCCACGCGGCCGACGTGCGCAGGACCGCGCGGGTTCTCGCCTCGGCCCGCCGGCCCCGGCGCCGGCCGAGCACGGCGCGAGTCGGCGCGATCTACCGCACGCTCTGTCAGGCATGCGGCGAGCCGTTCACCGCGGTCGTCGTGCGGGTCCACGCCGCGCGGCGGAAGCGCTGCGATCGGTGCAAGGGCGGGAATGGCTGGCCGCTCGGCGGGCCAGCGAAGTGGGGCAGCGCGGCGCGGCGCTATCTCAGGGCGGGCGACGCCGAGGCCGCTGCGGCTGCCGTGCTCCTCCGGCACGTTCACCTGCGCGTCAACGGGCAGGCGACGGACGGGCAGCGATGATCGCCGCGCGGTGTCGTGTAAGTGACCGAAGGCCTCGCACACTTACGGCGGGCTCGCTGAAAGGCGCGCTTCAGCGCGTGCCGCGCATCTATGCGGATTCATTGGCCCCCTGGCTCCGTTTTGTGGCTGACGGTGCCGACCGGACAC